ATTGCCTGCTCCAGTTCTTTATAACCGGATTGCAACTCCTTTGCTTTACTTTGAGCGTCTTCAATCTTATTTATTCTGAAGGTCTCTTCAATAGGTTGTGTGCAGGTAGGACAAACCGTATTTTGTGCGAAAAATTTATGTTCCTTAGTAATGGTTGATACTTTGTTAGATATCTTACCCTTTAGATCACCAAGTTGACGAAGTTTTTTAGACGCACCAGTTACACCTTCAATCTCTTTATTAAGTTTAAAGATGTCCTCTTCAATCACAGCATTGCTGTTCATGTATTCATTCTCTTCGGTAAGTAGAGAACTAATCTTATGCTCTTTATAACTGATATTTTCTTTACTACGATTCTCAAGTTCTTCGATAAAGTTTTCTTGCATCGAAACTTTTTCAAGTAAAGACTCTTTTTTCAATTCATAAACTTTTATAGTATCTCGAAAAGTGCGTATCTTATCTTTGATGACATTGTTCATTGTAGAGAAGATACGAATATCTAAAAGGTCTTCAATTACTTCTCTGCGATTATTAGCAGTCAATTGCATAAATGGAACAAAGGTGCTACTACCCAAAATTACAATTTGAGTAAAAGACTTATAGTTCATTTTTAATACATTTTGCTCAAACCATTTTTGTTGATCATTAGCAGATGCATGTTGATCTAATACACTACCATCTCTAGAAATAGTAAAGATATTTGGTTTAATTCCCCTAACAACTGTCCATTTAATATTACCAATATCAAACTGCACTTCAACTACACAATCCTTTTCGTTTGTAGAGTTGACCAACTGAGGTTTATTAATTTTACGAAAAGGTTTTCCAAATAAAGAAAATGTAAGAGCATCTAAGATAGTGCTCTTACCTGCTCCATTAGAACCAATAATTAAGTTTGTGTTATTTTCTGTAAAATTAACAGTGGTATTCTGATTACCAGTACTTAGAAAATTTCTCCAACAAATACTCTTAAATAAAATCATGCTCAGTGTCAGGGGGAATCACAATATCATTTGGGGTTATAATTGTGTAACTATAATCGTGCATTACACAAGCTTCAATCATTGCTTTGTCATCAACTTCAATGACATGCATTTCTGGACTACCAGAATCTTCTAACATCATAGCATACCGAGAAGCATCATCCTCTTCTTCAAAAATATAAAGAATATCTTTTCCTTCTTCATCTGCGACAGAATATGCCCCTTCGGTTTCTTTTCCTAGAATAGTTAAAATAAACATTACACCATCTCACATGCCTCTTGATAAATGTCTCTTATTATATTTTGAACTTTTGATTTATCAAGTTTTATTTCTGCCTCCTGAATATATCTATCTAATATAGAAAGAGTGTCTTCAGACTCCATAGCAGAAAATTCTTCATCACCATACCATCCACCAAAATCATAGTTCTCTACAATTTTGAGTTCAGCAACACCAGTAGCATAAAGTTTATCAATTACTTTTTCAAACTCTTTTACTCTTGGTTTATTCTTAACAATAACTTTTACAATTTTGTTTTCATATTGAGTTGTATCTACCATCTGATGAGATTCATCATTGTAATACAAATTGTAAAACATTCTATGAGGATTATTAATCGGTTCTAATTCTCTGGTATTAGTATCAAAAATATGAAATCCTCTAGAATCGTTAACGTCGTTCCAAAACATTTCATATGGATTTCCTAAGTATGATATTGATCCATTTGAAGAACGTGTATGATAGTGACCACTGAATACTGTAGAAAATTTGGAAAAGACTTCTTTATCCATACCGTGTTCCATAACTACACCTCTGTGTGCTCTGAATCCACTAAGTTCAAGATGACCCATAGCACAATCATACTTGGTCTTGTCAATTAATTTTAAAGTCTTCTCTTCATTTTCTTTGTTAATCCAAGGGACTAATACTATACCAAGATTGTCAATTTTAATTTCTGTTGCTTCTGAATATATTATTACATTTTTATATTCTCTGAGAAGCAAATCAACTGCATTAATATTATTAGTATTTTTATAATATGCAGTATGATTACCTACAATAGTATGAACGGTGACTCCCATTTTTTGAAGTCTGTCATAATAATTATCCTTTGCCCAAGAGAGTGCTGAAAAATCAATACCCTTACGACTATCAAAAGTATCACCCATATCTACAATAGTAGTAATGCCTTCTTCCTCAATAGTGGGGAAGAAGACATCATTGTAGAACTTTAGAAAGTAGTCGTGAAACAGTTTAGAGTTCTTACGGGCACCAAAGTGCTGATCGGTAATGATCGCAATTCTCATTGATAACGGAGTTTACTATGGACAGCATCCTTGATGCTATTATAGTCGCTGTAGTTGGATCCGTCAAGGGTGTTGTTATCGTCAAAGACTTCGCTGTACTCTGACCGCTCAATAATTTTATTTTTAATGTCTAGTTGTCTTTTCTCTCGCTGAATACGACGGAGAAAAGCATAATGAATAATCTGAGTGAAATACGCAAAAGGATTCTGGGATTTCTCTGGGTTAAAATTATGTATATACTGAACGCAGTTTTCAATTCCGTCAGAGATCATGTCCTCTTTGAACATGTAATTAACGAAGTTTGGTTTAAATGACAGATGGTTTGCAATCTTTAAAAAACACTCCCCAATGTAGCGTGGAATAGGAGGTTTAGTATCCCATCTCTGTGCCCTATCCTGTTTAGTGGGTTCTCTACCGTATAAAGCAATAAAAGTTCTTTCAACTTCACTTCGATAATCAACAAGTGCCGCAAGGAATTCTTTGTTGTTAACGTAATGCTCTGACCTTTTCCTCTTGGCCATTGTAATGCCTACCATATGTTTTCATCATAATATGTATATATTATATCATTAACACAAAGACTTGACAAGTATCTAAACCATGTGTAGAATACCTTTGTTGGGTTTGAAGAAACAGCTATAGATTACTTAGATTCTTTAGGATCTTTATTAGAATTTTTATATATTTTTTCTAGGATTTCTTTTGCATCATTTACATTAGAAAGATATCCCATTTTCCTATTTAATTTAGAAGAACCATTTGTATCTTGTTTATCACCATTTCTAACATAATCTTGATACATCATAATAATTTCAATATCAGATGATTCCGACATTGTAAGAACATCAGTTAATTTAATCATAAACATATCTTCAGACGTAGTTTTTAACCATGGTTCTACTTTATAACCTACTACAGTATCTGCTTTAGATTTAATTTCTTTAACGATAATAGGATTAGAAACTATTAGCATAGTTCTATCTTCCTCTTCAGAGGCTGCTACTTTAGCAAAGATTTCTTCTCCATTTTTAAATTTAATAGTTGCATAAAAATCTTCTTCTATCATATTCCTCCTTTAAGTTGTATCGTAATAAATTCATAATTAAATTTTTCTTCATTATAAATTTTAATTCTTTCTATAAAGTGATTAAGTGTATAGTTTCTTCTAGTGGTGGTTGAACAATCATCAGCAATATCATATAGAGTTGCTTTTACTTTTCCCTTTCCTTTTCTAAGAACTCGTCCAATGCTTTGAAGATTTCTGATTCTGGATTTACTGGGTGAAGCGAAGATAACATTATGGAGATTTTTAATATTGATACCTGTAGAAAAAGTTCCATAAGAGGCGACAATGATTGCGTTGTGTTCTCTTTCAGTTATTTCTCTTACCAACTCTCTCTGTTCAGTATCAACTCCACCGTGGACAAAAAATACTTTTTGGTTATCTTTCTTTTGATTATTTATCTTATCGAAAAGAACCTGTCCATGTGCTTCTACTCTTGCAAACAACACAAGAGTATTACCTTTCATATCTAATGCCAGATTAGTAATAAAACTATTTCTTTGTTGATGAGTAATTAAATATTGTATCTCATCTTCAAATACATCAAATTTACGTGGAGGATGTTTAAGAACTAGACATTGAATATCAAGTTGAGAAAGGTGCCCTTGTCTCATTAATTCTTCTGTTTTAGTGACTTTATATGAAGGACCAAACACTCCTTCTAACACCCACTTATGCGTCTGTGTGCCATCTAATGTTCCAGTAAATCCAAATCTATATTTTGCATGATGAAGTTTAGTCATAATCGCAATGAGAGACTTGCTTTTAAACAAATGTGCTTCATCACCAATTACAACATTAAACTGCTCAAACCAAGATCTTTCTAACTTATAGATAGATTGCCAGGTAGTAATAGTTATTGGAGCATCACTATGCTTCTCTCTACCAGAATATATACGGTGACAATATGACTCAGCATTCCAACCATAATCAACAAAATCCTTGTACATCTGCTCTACAAGAGATGTCGTTGGAACAACTAAAAGAACTTTTTGCCCTTGGTTCTCGTAATATCTTACAAGAGAGTAAATCATCAAAGATTTGCCAGAAGCAGTGGGGGATATCAATAGTTTTCTATTATGCTTTAGGGCACCGTATACTCCCTCAACTTGATACTTCCTGGGAGTATGAGCACAAATGGAATGCATATAGTCCTTGACACCCTCATATGAAATCTCCTCATTTTCTTCATAAGGAGTTCCATAAAATTTATTATTTTCAAATTTATATGAATATCCGTATTGATCGCAAAAATTAACAATCTTATCTAACAAACCAACATAGATTTGTTTGGAACGCATATCAAAGAGATGTATCTCTCCGTTCCAATTTCTACCACGATACTGTGGCATAAATTTTGCATTAGGAACCTCAAACTTAAAGTGATCTCTAAGTTCGTATTCTAT